AAATCTGGAACAGATAATCATTGGTCATTAAACGCAATTAACTATGCAGCTTCTGCTGAAACAACATACGACTTAATGAACGATGTACCGACATTGACAAGTGAAGATAAGAGTAACTTTGCTACAATCAACCCATTAGATACAGTTAATATGACTGTTACGGAAGCAAACCTGAAAGCGACCGCAACTGCTGATTGGTATGGCTGGAGAGCAACACAAAACTTACCATCAACTGGTAAATACTATTGGGAAATATATGTTAATCGTAATAGCACGGTTAATGTCCAAGACCAAGGTTATGGTTTAATAGGTGATAGTGTTAATATGCAATCACAACATCCATCACAAAAATCACCAACAGTATTCTATACAGGAGCTGGTTCAGTGTATGTCAATAATAGTGAAACTCAAACTGCACCAACAGCATTTTCTGTTGGAGATACTGTGGGCATTGCTGTTGATATGGATGCAGGAACAGTGCAGTTTTACTTAAACAATTCAGCACAAGGAACCGCTGAATCATTACCATCAAATACTGGATATTGGTTACCAGGAAGTTATCAAGCAACAAACAGATGGTGTGTTGCCAACTTTGGCCAGCGCCCATTTGCTTACACACCACCAAGTGGTTACAAGAAACTAAACACATATAACTTATAGAAAACGACTATGGCATACGCAATTAAAAAAGGTTCTGATTATTTTGATGTTACGGCATACAATGGTAATTCATCATCGCTGTCTATTACAACTGAATTTAGTCCTGATTTTGTTTGGATTAAGCGTAGGAATACTTCAGGTGAACACGCATTATTTGATACTGTAAGAGGTAGAGTTTATAGTTTAGGCACAAACTCTACTAATGCTGAATATACAACATCTGGTGCAGATAAAGATTTAATATCATTTGATTCTACTGGATATACAGTTGGACAACCTAATCAAAGAAATGTTAATGGTAGTGGACAAACATATGTTGGCTGGTCATGGAGAGGTTCAGATTCAGCTGCTGTAGAAAATACAGATGGTTCAATCACATCACAAGTATCTGCTAATCCAACATCTGGATTTAGTGTGGTGACATATACAGGAACAGGTGCTAATGCTACTGTAGGTCATGGTCTTGGTGTTGCACCTTCATTTATAATAGTCAAATTATATAATACAACAGGAGCATGGAAAAATTACCATTCTTCTTTGGGAGCAACACAAGCTATTGAATTTACCACAGGTGCATCTGCAACTAATAGCATTTATTGGAATAACACAGCACCTACTAATTCTGTTTTTACAGCAGGAACTGCTGGTGCAATAAATTCATCAGGTAATAACCATGTTGCCTACTGCTTTGCAGAAGTAGAAGGATTCAGTAAGTTTGGTTCTTACACAGGTAATGGTTCTGCTGATGGTCCATTTGTATACACAGGGTTTAGACCTGCGTTTGTGATGGTAAAACAATATACAACTACTGGTAATTGGATTATTAATGATAATGGACGAGCTCCGTATAATTTAATACCTGCTGCGTTATATCCTAATTTAAGTAATGCAGAAGATTCTAGTCATACTATGGATTTGCTATCAAACGGATTTAAGTTACGAAGCAATGGCGATGATAGTAACGGAAACGGAACAGGTTTAATTTACATGGCATTTGCCGAAAACCCATTTAAATTTGCTAATGCCCGCTGACATAAATAAAAGAATAAAGTAAAGAGGAACAAAAATTGGCTGGAACAATAATAGTAAGTGACTTAAAATCAGATACCGATAATACCTTTGTTATCCGTGCTAATACGGGTAATATAATGATGCGTGTAACTGATACAGGTATTGATACCGCTAACAGTATTCCATCCGGTTCAATTACCTCCGACATGATTGCTAACAACACAGTGATTGCCGCTGATGTATTAGATGAATCTATCACCAACGAAAAATTAGATACCCCCGTTATTAACCCGTTTTTATTATCAGGAATGTAAGTAAATGGCTACAACAACATATAAAGTTTTAGGACAATCAAACCCATCTGCTAATACACTTACTGATGTTTATACCGTGCCTGCATCAACACAGGCAGTTATTTCAACAATCACCGTATGTAATCAAACAGCATCAAATGCTTCATATTCTATCGCAGTGGCACCAAATGGTGCTGCCGATTCAGATGCTCAATATGTCATTCGTGGTGGTGTTGTGCCGGCTGCTGATTCAATCGGTATTACATTAGGTATTACAGTGGATGCAGCTGATGTTGTCCGTGCAAACACAAACTCAGCAAGTATTTCATTTAATATATTTGGAACAGAGATCGCTTAATTATGGCAATCAGTAGAATTGGACGCCCAAAAGGTTATGATTATCCAAATGGATTAACACAAACCGGTGGACTCACAACTGTTGATTATCTAGTAGTCGCAGGTGGTGGCGCCGGAGGCGGATGCTGGGCTGGCGGCGGTGGCGGTGCTGGTGGTTATCTAACAGGAACAGGTCAAGCAGTAGATGGATCAACTGCATACTCTATAACAGTTGGTGGCGGTGGTGCAAGTGTTGGATTAGGTGTTCAAGGAACAAATGGTTCAAATACTTCGTTTGGTTCATTGGTCACCTCAATAGGTGGAGGCGGCGGCGGAAGATATGGCGCTCCTACAGGAACAACAGGTTCAACTGGCGGTTCAGGTGGTGGTGGAGGATGTTCGGATGTAAATAGTCCATCATCAGGAGGAGCTGCAACACCTGGTCAAGGAAATGCAGGCGGAACAGGATCAAGGTCAGGTCCAAGTAGCGGAACTTTAGTTGGTGGTGGAGGCGGTGGTGCTGGTGCTGCTGGCGGAAATCATTCTTTTCCTAGTGCTGGCGCTGGTGGTAACGGAACGGCTTCATCATATTCAGGATCTTCAGTAACATACGCCGGAGGCGGCGGTGGTGGCGGAGGCACAGGTGGTGTAGCTGCTGCTGGAGGTTCAGGCGGTGGTGGTGCAGGTACAGCTAGCACAGGGGCTGCTACGAGTGGAACAACAAATACTGGTGGTGGAGGCGGTGGCGCTGGAACAGCTCCTGCTTCAACAAGTGGTTCAGGTGGTTCAGGAATTGCAATCATAAGATATTCTGGCGATCAAGCCGCTACAGGCGGAACAATTACAACCTCAAGTCCATATACCATACACACATTTACTGGCGATGGAACATTTACAACAAACGCATTAGCATATAGTATAAATTAAAAATTATGGGATCAAAAGTATTTTCATTAGAATCATTTAGACCAGAAGGATACGAATATCCAAATGGATTATCCGCTTTAACAACTGCACCAGATAGTATTGAATATTTGGTTGTTGCTGGTGGTGGCGGCGGTGGTGGTGACATGGGTGGCGGCGGTGGCGCTGGAGGTTATCGCACAGCATCTGGTTATTCTGTTGATGAAGCATCATCATACACTGTTACAGTTGGTGCTGGAGGCGGTTCAGATGCTAACGGTTCTGATTCAATATTTGACACAATCACATCACTAGGTGGTGGACGAGGAGGTTCAACCTTTACACAATCAACAGGAACAGCTGGTGGTTCAGGTGGTGGTGGAAGAGGCCGAGGTTCTACTGGTGGCGCTGGCACACCAGGTCAAGGAAATAATGGTGGAACAGGATCACCAGGTTCAACACAAGGAGCTGCCGGAGGCGGTGGCGGTGCTAGTGCTGTTGGTGCCACATATTCAAGTGTTTATGTTGCCGGTAATGGGGGTGACGGAACTGCTTCATCAATTACAGGTTCTTCAGTGACATATGCTGGAGGCGGTGGCGGTTCATGTAGATGGGATAATCCAAGTTACACAGCAGGTTCAGGCGGCGCTGGTGGAGGCGCTGGTGGTGCAGCTTCAGCAACTAATGGTAACAATGCAACAATCAATACCGGCGGTGGTGGCGGCGGAGCATCTGGGGGCAGCCTTTATACAGGTGGTTCAGGTGGTTCAGGAATTGTAATCGTAAGATATTCTGGATCACAAGGTGCAACTGGAGGTACCGTAACAACAAGTTCTCCATATACAATCCACACATTCACTGGTGATGGAACATTCACCACAAACACAACCGTTTATGATATAAATTAACTAAATAGAAGAAAGAATTTAAAGGAAAAAGAAAGTGGCGATAACAAAAGTCCCATCAGATATGATACAGGTCGCAAATAATGTGACCGATACAACCGTAGGTGGTGCAAACTCAGCTGTTAGTTTAACCTTTGATGCTTTAGGAGTTATCTCAGCGGCATCAAATGTAGCACTTTCTATCAATACTGCTGACATCGTTGATGGTTCAGTTACCTCTGCTAAGTTAGCACCAGGGGCTGCTTTATCAAACGGTCAAATGAGTTTTGTATCAGCAGGTACAGGTATTATCGCTGATACTCCTGAATCAGCTACTCCATATAAAATATTAGGTCAAATTCAAACAGTAGCAAACACAATGACAAATGTCTATGTGGTTCCAGCATCTACTGAATCTGTATTATCAAGTGTGATGATTTGTAATCAAACTGCAAACACGGTCAGTATTGATTTAGCGGCAAGATATGGTGCTGATGCACTTGCTGATAAACATTACATTGTTAAAGATTATCCGTTAGCAGCTGCTGACACTTTAGTATTAGAACCAAGATTATCAATGAACGCAACATCTGTTCTTTCAGCAAATGTAACAGGTGCAAATGCCGTTTCGAATGTTTCAGTTAATGCGTTTGGTATAGAGGTCGTATAATGGCAACATATAAAATATTAGGACAAATTTCAGCGACAGCAAACACATTATCAAATGTTTATGTTGTTCCATCTTCAACAGGTGCGGTTGTTAATTCAATCCACATTACAAACACAGGTGCTTCTAACGCATCATACAGTTTAGCCGTGATACCAGCCGGTGAAGAAATAAGTGCTTCATCACTTCCAAAAAACTTTATTATCCGTGGTTCAGCTGTTCCAGCAAATGATACTGCACAATTAGATGTTGTTTTAACATTACCTGCGGATACAGTTCTTGCAGCTAATTCTTCAACTTCTGCATTATCATTCTCTGTATTCGGTGCAGAAACATCTTAATAGGTATAAATTATGCCTGTTAAGTTCAGACGCTCAACTCCAGTAAGAAAACTAACCCGTCCCAATGGATATGAATATCCAGCAGGATTATCAGTTGCATCTCAGATTGGTGTAACTGAGGTTGATTATCTTGTTGTTGCAGGTGGTGCTGGTGGAGGTTGTGGAGTAGCAGGCGGTGGTGGTGCAGGAGGATATCTAGCTGGTTCAGGAATATCAGTTAGTTATGAGAATTCTTATTCTATAACAATCGGTGGTGGAGGAGCAGCTTCAGCAACTCCATTGTCCAGAGGTTCAAACGGTTCAAATTCCTCTTTGAGTGGTAGTGATATATCAACTGTAACTTCAACTGGTGGCGGTGGTGGCGGTTCAAATGAAAATTCTGATGGTATAAGAAACGGAGCTTCAGGAGGTTCAGGCGGAGGTTCTGCTTGGTCAGGCTCAACATCATCTGGAGGATCAGGAACACCAGGACAAGGATATGCTGGTGGCGCATCTGTGCCAAATGGCGCTGGTGGTGGCGGAGGCGCCGGTGCTGTTGGACAAAACGGATCAAATGGAACATCAGGAAATGGTGGTTCAGGTTCTGCATCATCTATATCAGGAAGTTCTACATATTATGCTGGTGGCGGCGGTGGAGGAAACACTCCAAGTTATTCACCAGGAACAGCAGGAACAGGCGGCCAAGGTGGAGGCGGCGCTGGAGGAACAACTGCAACTGCAACAGCTGGAACAACAAACACTGGTTCTGGTGGAGGCGGTGGTGGATATAATGGCGCTTATTTAGCTGGAGGTAATGGTGGTTCAGGTACTGTAATCATAAGATACTCCGGATCTCAAGCAGCTACAGGTGGTACCGTAACCACATCAAGTCCTTATACCATACACACATTTACAGGTAACGGAACATTTACAACAAATGCTGGTATTAACATATACAATATAAACTAAATAAACTAAAAAGTGTAGAAAAAAATGGCAATTAAATTTTTAAAAACAGACGAACAATTACAAGGCACTTTAACTAGACCTAGTGGATATGAATTTCCAGCGGGATTATCACCTTTAACATTAGCAAACACAGTAGTTGATTATATTGTCGTTGCTGGCGGCGGTGGCGCTGGATATAATCATGGTGGTGGAGGCGGCGCTGGAGGTTACAGAACAGCATCTGGCTATAGTGTATCAAAATCAACTGCATATTCAATTACGATTGGTGCTGGAGGTTCAGGTGATAATGGAAGTTCTTCTCGAGGAACAAATGGTTCAAATTCTACATTTGGTCCAGCTGTAACATCAACCGGTGGTGGCCGTGGTGGTAGTGCTACTGGTGGTTATCATCCAGGATCAGCTGGAGGTTCCGGTGGCGGTGGCGCTGGAGAAAATCCAGCCGGTTCAGCTGGTGGTGCAGGAACACCCGGTCAAGGAAATAATGGTGGTAATGGAGGTGGCTCAGGCAACCAATCTGCTGGTGGTGGTGGTGGCGCCGGTGCCGTTGGAGGAACAAATCCTGGTAGTGGTCCTGGTGGAAATGGCGGTGTTGGACTTACAGATTCATGGACAGGATCAACAAGATATTTAGCTGCTGGCGGTGGTGGCGGTGGCGGTGCTAATCCAGCTGGTTCTGGTGGAAACGGCGGCGGTGGAAACGGCACAACATCTGGAGCTGGTACAGCAGGCACAACAAATACAGGCGGTGGTGCTGGTGGTGGCGGAGGTTTCTCAGCAGATACACCCCAAGCAAATGGCGGTTCAGGCATTGCAGTTATTCGTTACTTAGGAAGTCAAGCGGCTACGGGCGGAACAATCACAAGTTCAGGTGGATATACCATACACACATTTACAGGTAACGGAACATTTACAGTAAATGCTGAATTTGGTGGCGAAAGCACTTATTCCATAAACTAAAAGTTATATAAATACCTTTGTCATTTTTCATTATTAAAGGATAAACAAACATGGCACATTTTGCTAAATTAGACGAGAACAATATTGTTACTCATGTTTCAGTAGTAGACAACTGGAATTGTGTAGATGGTGATGGTAACGAAAGTGAAGCTGTTGGCGTAGCATACTTACAATCTATACATGGTGATGATACTAACTGGAAACAAACATCATACAACGGAAATATCCGTAAAAATTATGCAGGTATTGGTTATACATTTGATGTTGACCGTGATGCTTTCATTTCACCAAAACCATATAATTCATGGCAATTAAATGAAACATCATGTCAATGGGAAGCACCAACTCCAATGCCAGATGATTTAACAGAAGAAGAAGTAAATAACGGAACTCGTTATGTTTGGGACGAAGATACAACATCTTGGGTCAAACAAACCCCCGCTTAAATCTTTCATAAGAAACCCACTGAAAAGTGGGTTTTTTCTTTCCTATCAACTTTTAAATTGACTAAATAGAGTATAAAGTAAAAGTCAAGGAGAAAGAAAATCGCCGCTTATCAGGAAATAACAATTGAGCAAGGTGCGACCTTTTCAACTGTATTAAATGTTGATGATCCACAAGGCGATGCAGTTAATCTTTCAGGTTATTCTGCTGATGCACAGTTACGCAAGTCATATTACTCCACCACAGCAAACAACTTCACTGTAACAATTACAAATGAAGCGACTGGTGAAATTACTATGGCAATGCCAGCGGCAAATACTGCTAATCTCTCTCCATCAAGATATTATTATGACTTACTCATCACCGCTGGTGATGGAACAAAAACAAGAGTGATTGAAGGAATTGCAACAGTTAGTCCTTCAGTGACACGATAAGGATTAAAATATGGCTGATATAGGTAGAGTTAGGTTAAAAGCAACTGGTCGTTCAACTATATCATCACAAAATTTTGAAGTAACACCAAATGTTAGTTTAAGCCAAGTTAATGGCGTATCTACCACTGGTGCAGAAAATGGATATACACTGGTCTATAATTCGACCACTAATGTTTTTGAACCAAAGGCAATTGTTGCAACGGATGTTGAACTTGCAAGAATTGTTGGAGGGGATTTTTAATTTTTACAGTTTCTATCGATGGTTGAAGTGAATTTTATCTTATATTGATTTATATTATACAAAAGATAGATTTTTTAAGGGAAAATATAAATGGCAAATACAATAATTCAATTAAAGTATTCTGACCTCACCAATACTCCCGGCTCACTCGCCACCGGTGAAGCGGCCTATTCGAATACCTCGAATACGCTCTTTATTGGTTTAAGTGATGGGTCGATAGTAAATGTTGGTGGTGTCTATTATACCTCACAAATTGATAGTGCTACCTCGTCAAACACCGCTTCAACCATTATTAAAAGAGATGCAGATGGCAAGATTACCGGTGATTTAATCGGTAATGCTGACACAGCAACAACAGCAGATGCTTGGACAACCGCAAGAGATTTAGGTCTTGCTGGTGATGCAACAGGTAATGTAAGTATTGATGGTTCAGAAAATGAAACATTAACTGTTACATTAGCAAACTCAGGTGTAACCGCTGGTTCATATGGTGATGCAACAAATATACCACAATTTACAGTTGATGCAAAAGGTCGTGTTACAGCAGTTTCAAATGTAGCAGTATCTATTGCTTCTTCACTATCATTATCTGGTGATTCAGGTACCGATACAGTTAACCTGAACACAGGAACATTAAACTTTGCTGGTGGTGACGGTGTTACTACAACAGTAACAGATGATGATGTTTCAATCGCCGTTGATAATACAGTTGTTAGAACAACAGGCGCACAATCAGTTGAAGACCTATCTGTTACAGGTAACTTGACTGTTACAGGTGAAACAACATACGCAAATACAACCACAGTTAATCTTGGCGATAACATTATCACACTTAATGCTGATATTCCACAAGATGCAGCTCCATCAGAAAATGCTGGTATTGAAATTGACCGTGGTACTTCTGCTAATGTATCATTACTTTGGAACGAAACAAGTGATGAGTGGACATTTACTAATAACGGAAGCGATTATTTCCCTATTGCTGATGGTGATCGTTTAGATTCAGCGTTTAGTGCGGCTAACACTGCACAATCAACCGCTGATGGTGCTCAGACACACGCTGAGGCAGCTTTCACACAGGCAAATACAAACTCAACCACAGATTACACAAATGTTTCTATTACTGCTGGTGATTATGGTAGTGAAGTTATTATTCCTGTTGTTCATTTAGAGGCAAATGGTCGTGTAAGTGCTGTAGCAAATACCGCAATAAGAGCAGGTTCTACATCTGTAACTGGTATTGTTCAATTAACTGACGCTACAAACTCTACATCAACCACAACGGCTGCTACACCAAATTCAGTTAAATCGGCCTATGATTTAGCAGATACAGCCAACACAAATGCGGCTACTGCTCAGTCAACTGCTGATGGTGCTCAAACTCATGCAGAAAGTGCTTACTCAACTGCGAATACAAATGCGACAAATATAACCACTGCTCAGGCACACGCTGATGGTGCATTTGATGCCGCTAACACAGCACAGTCAACTGCTGATGGTGCTCAGACACACGCAGAAGGTGCCTTTACACAGGCAAACACAAACGCTAGTGACATTGTAACTGCTCAAGCACACGCTGACGGTGCATTTGACCACGCTAACGGTGCCTTTGGTGTTGCGAACACAGCACTACAAACATCTGGTGGTACCGTTTCAGGCGACTTAGCTGTTACCGGTAATCTGATTGTTTCTGGTAATACAGTAACACAAGATGTTGAAACTGTTATAGTTCAAGATTCGTTAGTTAAGTATGCAAATAACAACTTAGCTGATACTGTTGATATTGGTTTCTATGGTACCTATAACGATGGCACTCAAAAATACACAACCTTGTATAGAGATGCTTCTGATTCTGGTAAATATAAACTCTTAACAGGTGGTACAACAGAACCTGATGCAGCTAACACAGTTGATCCATCAACATTCTCAACCGCAACATTGGTTGCTAATATTGAAGGTGGTACCGTTTCTGGTCTGTCTTCTGATATCGCAGTTGCTGATGGTGGTACCGGTGCCGGCACATTCACACAAGGTGCAATTCTTATTGGTAATGGCACAAGTGCTTTACAAACACTTGCTAATTCATCCTACACATTAACAGGCTCTTTAGGTGCAAGTAAAACAATTACTGCTCTTACTGTTGATGATTATGGTAGAACAACAGCTGCTACTGCCGCTGATATTGCGATTGCTGCCTCTCAAGTAACATCTGGTACATTTAGTGTATCACAAGGTGGTACTGGCGCAACAACATTAACAAACAATGGCATTCTATTAGGACAAGGAACAAGTGCAATATCTGCCGTTTCTTCATCGACTGAAGGTCATGTGTTACAAGTTAATAGTTCAGGTGTTCCAACATTTGCACATTTAAATGGTGGTTCATTTTAATTAAATTATTATAAAAGGTCTATATTATGGATGATAAAAAGTTTATTGAAACTTACAATGAAGTTGTTTTGGAGAATATGAATTCTGTATTAAAACAGAACCTAATATTTCAAACACAGTTGAAGTTTGTTGAATTGAAAGATAAAGAAATTGGCGAGTTGAGAGAACAGCTCGCCAAATTTCAAGAGTTAGAACAGTCAACAGTTCAAACTAAATCTGAATCTGAGAAAAAAGTTTCAGACCTTCAAAGTGAGGTTAACAATTTAAGACATCAGCTAAATAACAAAGATGATGAATTGAAAAAAGTTGCTAATACTGATGCAGAAAGACATAGATTACAAAGTGCTGTCAATTCGCAAATGAAAGAAATTGAATCACTAAAAAATAAAGTATCAAGTTTAGAAGTTGAAAAAAATAAAATTGTTGATGAAAACCACCAACAAAAAGATTACATTAACCAGATAGAAGATATGTTACCTAAAACTAAAAAGAAACAATTAGGAATTACAGAAGAATCAACACAGGAGATCAAACAACCAGAAACTAAAATAGAAGATTTATTTAAAGTAGCTTCCACTGGTGGAACTTTTTAAGTGAGATTCTAAATGGCGAATACAACAATATCAATTCGCAGTTCTGGTGATACCGGTGTTACACCCTCATTAGGCGTATTAGCAAACGGTGAGTTAGCTCTCAACTTTGCTGATGGCATTCTTTATTATAAAACTGCCTCAAACACTCTTGGTACAATTACGACCACCGAACCGGCTGGTCTAAACAAAGAGGTTCAGTTTAATGATTCTGGTTCTTTTGGTTCTAATGCTGGTTTAACTTTTGACAAAACTACAGGAACATTTACTGTTCCAAGTTTAAATGTCGCCAGTGTTTATTCCTTACCAACCACAGATGGTACCAACGGTCAATTACTGACTACTGATGGTTCTGGTACGATTACATTCCAAGATGCACCTACACCTCCAGCTAATGTTTCAATTTCAACATTTAGTGGCATAGGTGATGGTTCAACAACAGAATATAATATAGGATTCAGACCACTATCAAGGGAAGCATTACTGATTACAATTGGTGGCGTTTTACAGGATCCTGATACCGCCTATACAATTGACCAAGACAACAATACGGTCACATTTACATCTGCGCCATCAAACACTGCACCAATTAGTGTTGTTAGTTTATATACAAATGTCACACCAATTGGACCAGCAGATGTTATTGTATCAAACTTTATCACAACTGCAAATGGTGTTGTAGATACTTTTGATTTAGGATTTAATCCTGTATCAGCAAATAATCTAACTGTTGCTGTTGATGGTGTATTACAAACACCAACCGTTCACTATACAGTTAATACAACAGCGAATACAATTACTTTTGATTCTATTCCACCAAACAGTGCAAATATTTCTGTTGTTAGTTTATATACAAATATTAATACCTATGCTGATGTAATTGGTACAGCTGCATATGCTCATGCAAACGGTGCCTTTGATACTGCAAATACAAATGCTACAACAGATTTTACTAATGTATCTATAACTGCTGGTGATTATGGTAGTGCTGTCATTATTCCAGTCGTTCATTTAGAAGCCAATGGTCGAGTAAGTTCAGTAACAAACACATCAATAACTTCAGGTACAACATCCGATGCTGGTATTGTTCAACTCACAGATGCTACTAACTCAACATCAACAACAACAGCTGCAACTCCAAATTCTGTAAAATCTGCTTACGATTTAGCAGATACGGCTAATACCAATGCGGCCACAGCCCAATCAACGGCAGATGGAGCTCAAACTCATGCTGAAGGTGCTTTTACCCAAGCAAACACCGATGTCACAAATGTTTCTGTTAGTGCTGACACATATGGAAATTCAACAGCAATACCATCTGTAACTGTTGAAGCAAATGGTCGTGTATCAGCAATTACAACAACATCAATATCAATACCAGAAACATATAATGATGCTAATGTTGTTGCTTTATTATCGAGTTTTGGTTCAAACACAATCACAACAACTGGAGACATTTCAGTTGGTGGATTAACAGTTGACACAAACACACTCTATGTTGATCCTACAAATAATAGAGTGGGTGTAGGAACAGCAACTCCTGCTTATCAATTTGAAATAGAAAACACAGGCAGTAATGCGTTACTTGTTTTAAATAGAACGGATGGCGCTTCTACTTTCATTGAAGGTGGTGCCAGTAATTCTGTGCTTGGTTCTGTTGGAGCCAATGATGTAAAAATAGCTTACAATAGTGTTCCAGTGGTCACAATTGGAGCAGGTGGTGCTATTACAACATCAGGTAATGTCACAGCTGGTAATCTACGGGCTGATAACTTTACCACAGAAAACGCTTTTGCGGTTGTGGGTAGTGACAATAATTTAATACAAGATACGACACTATCAGTAGACCCTTCTAGTAACTATCTAGGTATTAACCAAACCTCACCTGAAGTAACATTACATATGACAGGCGAGGGTGCTCAAACAGCACAGATTCGCATGGAGCAGTATAACGATAGTGCTGACGCTCCAGATATAAGAACAAGAAGATATAGAGGCACGATTTCCTCACCAAGTGCTGTGCAGGCAGGCGATTATCTATTTAGAAGTAACCACGAATACTATAATGGCACATCACTACTTGTAGGTGGTGCGTTTGCTTTTGATAATACAAATAATGCCAACAGGACACAGTTTTCGGTTGCTGTTGATATTGATGGAACAGGCGCAGATCCATCAGGCACTAACGGACAGTTTAAGATTGATGGTAATAATAGTGGTGCTATTACATTCAACAACGCATTTACATTCCCAACCACAGATGGTTCCGCTGATCAGGTTCTCGTCACAGATGGTTCTGGAACATTAACTTGGTCGAACCAATCTAATCCGGATTCAGCATATAATCATGCGAATGGTGCCTTTGATGCAGCTAATACTGCACAATCTACTGCTGATGGCGCTCAGACCCATGCCGAATCCGCATATACACAAGCAAACACAAATGCTTCAAATATAACAACGGCACAAAATACCGCTGACGGAGCTCAAACACACGCTGAAGGTGCCTTTACACAAGCAAACACTAATGCAAGTTCAATTACAACAACAAATTCAAGGTTAGACAGTGCATTTGGTCATGCTAACGGTGCCTTTGATGCAGCTAATACCAAGTTTGCAAGTGCTGGTGGTACAATCTCAGGCGACACAACAATTACTGGTAATCTTACTGTTGTTGGCGAAACAGTATATGCAAACACAACAACGGCTTTAATTGCTGATAATATACTTACAGTTAATGCGGCTATTGACCAAGCATCCGCACCAGCATCAAATGCTGGTTTAGAAGTTGATAGAGGTTCATCAGCCAATGTATCATTATTGTGGAATGAAACTGACGATAAATGGACTTTCACTAACGATGGTTCAAACTATTCACCAATTGCAGATGCAGATAGATTAGATTCAGCATTTAGTGCCGCTAACACAGCCCAATCGACAGCTGATGGTGCTCAAACTCACGCTGAAGGTGCCTTTACACAAGCAAACACAAACGCATCAGATATAACAACAACAAATGGTAGATTAGATTCAGCATATACTCAGGCGAATACTGCAACAAGTGACGCTTCAGCTGCACAAACACACGCTGAAGGCGCCTTTACACAAGCAAATACAAATGCAACAAATATAACCACTGCTCAGGCACACGCTGATGGTTCTTTTGACCATGCAAACGGTGCATTTAGTGCCGCCAATACAGCATCAACAAGTGATTATACAAATGTATCAGTAACACCAGGAACTTATGGTAATTCAAGTGAAATACCTCAAGTGACTGTTGAAGCAAATGGTAGAATTTCTTCTGTAACAACACAAGCATTTAGTGCCGCTACTGTTGGTGATATTTTAGCACTTTCAATAGCGTTAGGATAAAAGGTATAAATAGTCCATTATGGCAAAACCAGCAACCAGACAACAATTTAAAGATTACTGCTTACGAAGACTAGGTCATCCTGTCATTGAAATTAATGTGGATGATGACCAAGTAGAAGACCGTATAGATGATTCATTACAATTTTTCCATGACTATCACTTTGATGGTACTGAAAAAATATACATGAAACATCAAATTACTCAAGCAGACATTGATAGAAAATGGATTTATTGTCCAGACCCCGTCATATTTGTAACCAGTGTTATGCCGTTTGATGATTCTAATTCATCAATCAATATGTTTGATTTAAGATATCAATTAAGATTACATGACTTGTATGACTTTACATCTGTATCTTATGTTTCTTATGAAATTACTATGCAACATATTTCAACATTAAACTTATTATTCTCTGGTAAACCACAATACAGATTCAATCGTCATCAAAATAAATTATTCTTAGATATTGATTGGACAAGAGATGTTCAGCCAGGAGAGTATGTTGTTGTTGAATGTTATCGTGCAATGCAACCAGAAACCATTAATTTGACAGGAACACTTACTGGAACTACATCATCTAATGTATTGACAGGAACAGCAACAACCTTTGATGCAGAAGTTTTAGAAAACGACATCATTACTCTTTCAGATGGACAAGAAGTTCAAATTAAAAAAATTAATTCACCAACAGAAATACAAATTGTTGGTAGTTTAAGCGCTAATATTTCAGGCGTTACGATGTCCAAAGCTGGTACATCTGATGTTTGGAATGATAGATTCTTAAAACAATACGGGACAGCAAAAATTAAATACCAATGGGGTTCTAATTTAAGCAAGTTTGCTGGAATACAAATGCCAGGTGGCGTAACTTTAGACGGACCAAGAATAATGGAAGAGGCACAAAGAGAACTTGATAAGATTGAAGAAGAAATGCAATCTTACAATGTGCTTCCATCAGAGATGTTCTATGGGTAAATAATGAATGGCAACCAATCTTTATTTCAATCACTTTCCGAAGAACACAACTTCTGAACAACTTTTAGTTGAAGATTTAGTTATTGAATCACTGAAGATGTATGGCATGGATGTATTCTATATGCCACGCACCACAAGAGACCAGGTTGATTATCTTTACGGTGAAGACCCACTCAAACAATATGTGTCTGCTTTTCCACTTGAAATGTATTTGGAAAATATTACAGGTATGGACGGTGAAGGTGATTTTATTTCTAAATTTGGTTTAGAGATAAGAGATGAAATATCTTTATTGGTTTCTCGCAGAAGATTTCAAGCAACAGCTAATCAAACAAGACCAAATGAAGGTGATTTGATTTATGTTCCTGTTGTAAACGGTTTCTTTGAGATAACCTTTGTTGAACACGAAGATAATCAAGCCATGTATCACACATTAGGTCGTGGTCGTGGTGGTAATGTTTATCTTTACGCATTAAAACTTAAACAGTTTGTATTCAGTAATGAAATTATTGAAACAGGTGTGGGTGAAATTGATAATGATATCCGTGATTACTATCCAAGAACAAAACTTACTGTTTCAAATATGCACACAGGCAAGTTTGTTAATGATGAGATTGTGTATCAAGGTACCGATTTAGCAAATGCAACCGCACAAGCGATTGTTTATGACTTTGTTCCAAACACACACATTGATATTTACAGAGTTCAAGGAACATTTACATCAGCTAATGTCATTGGTAATACTTCTAGTTCAATCGCAACCATATCTACGGCTAATGGTGATGCTTATATTAGTTCATCATTTGAAGATATTCAGGACAATGTAAGAATTGAAAGTGAATCTGATTCTATTATTGACTTTACAGAAACAAATCCATTTGGTGAACCATAATGTTAGGTAATTCACATTTTTATAATCGAACAATACGAAAAGTTGTTGTTGCTTTTGGCACAATGTTCAATGATATTGTATTGAAAAGATACACAGCTGATGGCACAGAATCAAAAGAATCATGGAAAGTTCCATTATCATATGGTGCAAAAGAAAAGTATCTAACAAGAATTACATCTGACCCAACATTAACTAAATCAGTTCAAACTGTTGTGCCTCGTATTTCATTTGACTTAACAGGAATGTCATACGATTCAAGTAGAAAACAATTATCTACTTTACAAAACTTTTCTGCCAATACAAATACTGCCATAAGAACACAATATGTTCCTGTTCCATATAATTTTGAATTCTCTGTTTCTATCTTTGTTAGAAACCAAGAAGATGGAACACAGATACTTGAACAAATATTACCATTCTTTACACCAGACTTTAATGTGACTGTTGATTTTATTTCACAGATGGATCAACATTATGATATGCCTGTGATACTTGATTCAGTAACACCGAGTGTTGAGTATGAGGGTGATAATACAACAACACGATTGATTATATGGGATTTAACCTTTACTGCAAAAGGATATATTTGGCCACCAGTTAAAGAAAGTAAATATATTCGCCAAGCAAATACAAATTTATACATCGAAACAGCTAGTCGAACCTCACAAAAAGTTTATGTAGATTATGCAAATGGTGCTGGTTATTTTGATGATGAAGAAACCATATTTGTTACAACAAACACCAATGGTGATACAAGAGATATTACTGGAGACTTAGCATATTTTAGTAATTCGAATACCGGTATCATCGTGGTAAACAATCTAAATAAACTAATTGAAGCAAATGATATTATTGTGGGTGCAACATCTAACGCAAGTTATAATGTTTCTAGTGTTGATAGCGAACCATTAAAAACAGTAATCATCATTACAACTCCAGATCCAACTTCAGCTAATGCTGAAGATGATTTTGGATTTACTGAAACAATTACAGAATGGCCATTTACATAATGAGTAATTTAGAGAAAAAATTATCTGAAACTTTAAATGTTGAGATTGAAAAAGAAGAAGAACTTAATAATCTTCCTGTTGTCGAATCTAAAAATGAGATAACACCAATTGAACAGGCAGCTAACGAAGATACAGAATTTGCTCGTGATAATATTAAAAATCTAATTAACAAAGGTAGTGTCGCACTTGATAATCTTTTACAGGTGGCTCGTGAATCTGAACACCCTAGAGCATATGAAGTAGCTGCAACAATGATTAAAAATCTATCAGATTCTAATAAAGATTTGTTAGATTTGCAAAAAAAGAAAAAAGATTTATCTCCTAACAATGGTAATATTGTAGGAAATACAAAAAATATGAACATTGACAAGGCGGTTTTTGTAGGATCTACAACAGAACTTGTCAAATTTTTGAAGAACAAACAGGAAGAATAAATACTTCTAAAAGGTATTAATATGGAAACTTTAAGAGAATTGATGAAGAAAGTGTTAGCTGATACATTTGCTATGTATTTGAAAGCCCATAATTATCACTGGAATGTAGAAGGCGCTAACTTTCCTCAATATCACGAATTTTTTGGAAACTTATACGAAGAATTGTATCAAGCTGTCGATGTAGCTGCTGAACAAATACGAGCATTAGATTCTTATGCACCTGGTTCGTTTTCACGCTTTGCCGAACTAACTGATATTGAAGATGAATTGTCTGTACCAATGGGTGTTGAAATGGCAAGACGATTACAGGATGATAACGAAATTGTTTTAGCATCATTAAATATGGCAATCAAGTTAGCTGAACAATTTGATAAACAAGGTCTAATGGACTTTTTAGCAGGAAGAATTGACGCTCATAGCAAACATGGTTGGATGCTTCGTAGTATAGTTAAGAATGTTTAATTATGGAAGGTTATCTTGGTAATGAACGGCTCAAGAGGGTCGGTGTTGAATTAACTTATACAGTTGACCAAGTAGAAGAAATTCTCAAGTGTCAAAATGATCCTGTATATTTTATTAGAAACTATGTAAAAATTGTGAATGTGGACAAAGGTCTTGTGCCTTTTGATATGTGGCCGTTTCAAGAGGAAATGGTCAATTCATTCCACACTAATCGATTTAATATTGCTAAAATGCCACGACAGTGTGGTAAAACAACAACCTCTGTGGGTTATATGCTCTGGTCGGTGTTGTTTAATGAAGAATATACAGTAGGTATTCTTGCTAACAAAGGTTCATTAGCAAGAGAAATTTTAGGTCGAATACAAAAGGCCTATGAATACTTACCTTTATGGTTACAACAAGGCATTGTAGTTTGGAATAAAGGTAATATAGAATTAGAAAATGGTTCTAAGATATTTGCCTATGCAACATCAGCATCTGGTGTTCGAGGCGGTTCTTATAACTTGGTGTTTTTGGACGAATTTGCTTTCGTTCAACACAATATGGCTTTAGACTTTTTCCAGTCAACATATCCTGTGATATCGTCTGGTCAAACAACTAAAGTAATTATTGTTTCGACACCAAATGGATTAAATTTATTTTATAAGATGTGGGTCGATGCTGAAGAAGGCCGATCCGATTATAAACCACTTGAGATCCACTGGTCAGATGTACCAGGTCGTGATGAAAAGTGGAAAGAAGAAA